CGAACGTGACTTACAATCTCACGTTGGACGTGACGCGCGGTAATACGCCGTTTGGTAACGCACTGGTTGCGATTGCTTCGGGTGCGACGAACACGGCTTGCCCGGTTCTATTGAAAGACGGAGGCAGCGGGCCGTACGCCAGCTAGGAGACATCATGAAAGACAACTTCCAAAACGGCAGCACCTTCGCTGGATCGACCATCGTCGATTACGAGAATATGGGTGGGGCGGGGTTCTCGCCCGTCACCCGACAGCAGAACGCTTTGCGCGAGGCGCGGGCCTTTGGCGCAATCGACGTTTGGGCGGACTTCAAAGAAGGGCAACTCAAGCCGCATTACATGATGGCTGCGATGTCGCCCAACTTTAACAACGACGGCGGGGCGTTCGATTATCTCTGCCGGCGTTACCCCACAGTCTTTCGCGAAACCATGACCACCTCAGATTTCAACATTCTCACGGTGGACGTGCTTGACCGCGAATTGCTGGCGGATTACACGCATGCGGAAAATCCCGTCATGCCGCTGGTGAAAAAGGCCACGCTGAACGACTTCCGCAACAAGAAAGTCTTCATCGGTGACGGGCTCGAAACTCCGTTCTCGGTGGTCAACGAGTTGCAGGATTTGCCGCTGGGCGACCTGAGCCAGCGCACGCCGATCACTTACGCGCCCCTGAAGTACGAAAAAGGCGCAAAGGTTTCCTGGGAAGCCACGATCAACGACGATCTAGGCTTCTTCACCTCTCTAGCTCCGCGTCTCGCTTACGGCGCAATGCGTACGAAGTGGAAGTACATCACCGGGCTCTATTCTTCGGCTACTGGGCCAAGCTCGACGCTGTACACGACCGGCGCTAACAGTTTCAATAACATCATCAACACCGCCAATGGCGCTTCGTCCAATAATCCGGCGCTCTCCGTCGCGGCACTGAATGACGCCATGACTGTCATGCTCAACCAGACCGATCTTGGTGGCGACCCGATTCAGATTCCCGGCAAGTTGTTCCTGGTGGTCGGACCTTCTCTGATGGTCACGGCGAATAACATCATGCACCAGCTTTCGGTGGATGTGAACCAGGCGGGCGGCACCACGCAGACCTCTGGTTCTGGCGCCACGCAGACGCTTTACAACGGCCAGCGCATCCGGGTTAACAACTGGATCGTGCAAAACATGACCGTGATCGTGGATCAGTACTTGCCCATCGTGACGACCTCGGCGGGCGTGAAGCTGACCCAGTGGTACATTTTCGCGGACCCGGCAGAGCAGGGACGGCCTGCTATCGAAGTTGGCGACCTCCGCGGCTACGATACTCCCCAGCTTTATCAGAAGATGCCCAACACCATGCGTATCGGTGGCGGTGCGGAACCGATGCTGGGAGACTTTGGAACGATGTCGAATGAGTTCAAAGCGCTTATGGCCTTCGGTGGAACGATCCTCGACGGACGTTCGACTGTAGCTAGCACTGGCCAGGGCGTATAAGGAGTTGCGAAGCAGGTGACGGAAGCCGCCGTTGAGTCTCTGGGAAAGGGCGCGGCGGCTTTTTCATTATGGCGTTTACTTATCAGTTCGGCGCGAATCCGCCAATCGATTATCCCCGGATGTTGATTCAGGATACGCAGCAGTTTCAACCGGACGGAACGACAACGGCTTATATTTTCGAGGACTCGGAGATTTTGTCATTTACCAACATTGTGGCGAACGTTTACCAATCCTCGATGTTTTACGACTTCCCGCAGACGATTCAGGTTCCGAGCCCGCCAATTTCCTACATCCGGGTGGCGGCGTACATGCTTAATTCGCTGGCGGCGAATACGGCACGACTAGCGGGCATTCTTCAGTTGCTCGATGTGAAATTGGATTTGAAAAGCGCGACGAAGGCGCTTCAGGATCAGGCGAAGGCATGGCTCGATCTTGACGACGATACAGGCGCGTTCGCGATTATCGAGCAGTGTCAGTGGGACGATAACCCCAGCTTCGTTGGGCGCTGGTGGAGAGAAGTGCAGAGGCAGAGCTTCATTTAATGCTTCAGAACATCATTCCCGTTCTGGTGTCGCAGGTCATGCCCAAGGTGCAGGCCTCGGGGCTGCTCAGATCGACGTGCGTCATTAAGTCTCCCAGTGGAACAAACACCGCCTATGGCCAGCCTGACGGGAACTTCAACGTCGTTCTAACACTGCCGTGCCAGGATGCTCCTTTTGGCTTTGGCGGCGCGATAGAGGCTGGTGAAAACAAACAACTCAGCGATACTATCGCGAGTGGCTATCGGCATATTTTCATTGCTGGCTATTACCCGCAAATTCCTCTAGGGGTTGGCTCAGGTTGGCAGGCAGTGATCGACGGAACGATTTACGATTTGCTCGGCGCTGAGAACGATAGTCAGCGGACCCAGACACGGCTACGGCTGCAACTGGTGACCATATGAGTTTCACGATTCCCCAAGTTCGAAGCTGGCGCACCACGGTAACGGGGTTGATCGCAGCTGCCGCTTCGTTTGTGGTGTTCGGGCACAACGCGCATTACTTCACGGCACCTGGTTGGATGCTTGCGGCGGCGGGATTCATGCAAGTCGGGGGATTGGCCTCGTTTGGAATCGCGGCCAAGGACGCGCAGGTTTCCGGCGATCCGCCACACGAAATCAAAGAGCCGTCCGTAGATGGCACGAGCGGATTAATCGCCATTCCAGGAGGCAAGAAATGAGCCTCTCGGTACGCGCAGTATTCAAGCCGCGAAACGATCTAGGGCGTTATGCCGAAGTGGTTGTGTCGCCCGCAGTCAAGGATGCGGTGCAGCAATCCCTTGAACTGATCCAGGGGAAAGCGCAGGCATTTTGCCCAGTGGATACCGGAGCACTTCAGGCGTCGATCACGATTGATCCGCTTGACGATAAGGGGAAGACAATCATCGGGCGAGTCGGGCCTCATATGCCGTACGCAGCCTACGTCGAATACGGGACTGGCCAGCGTGGTGCTGCGTCAGCCGGCGCGGGCGAAGGGCCGTACAGCGAATCGTGGCCAGGCATGCCGGCACAGCCGTACATGCGGCCGGCGATGGACGAATCTAAAGACGAGATCGTTGACATCTTCAGGAACAATCTGGAGGTAGCACTTGGCTAATGGGAACGCCTTTAATCCTCAAACTCATTACGGCGGCGAGTTCCTACGCTCCTCTGTCGGGCGTGGGCATCAGTTCATATCCCAAGCCGCAAAATGCGCCATTGCCTTGGATCGTGCTGCAAACCATCAGCAATCCGCAGAAGTACACCAACAATTCGCGGATCGCGACGTCATGGGCTCGAATACAGGCGACCATCTTCGGCGGGGGCGTGGACCAATCGGCCTGCGATGCGGTAGAAACGGCGTGGGCGTCCTTCCTCGATCAATTCATTGGGGACGGCGACGGGCCGCGGGAAATAGCGCCAAATACGATTGTAAACTCGCGAGACGGCGGAATCGTGAGCACGCAGCCAATGACTTTTCAAAGATTCGTGGATGCAATGATCCGCAACGACGAAACGATTTAAAAGGAGACTCTTAAATGTCGAGCTTGACAACTTCCCCACTGGGGCATGATTTAGCGGTAGCAGGGCTGCTCTTGCAGGTCTCGAATGGAGCATCTCCTGATGTGCCGTGCACCGTTTTCAACGTAACCGATGTCACTATTCCTTTGATGGCAGACACCATCGACGTGACGAACGTCGGCGATCTGTGGAAGATCAAGGCACCGACCCTGCATGATATGGGGAAAATTGGGTTCAAGATTTTCTACATCCCCAAGGACGTGACGCACCGTAACTCCCCGAGTGCGGGCGCGGTAGCGGCGGGCTTGTTGTGGCTGTTCCTGCACTGCTCTGATGCGGCTCTGGCCGGCGTGCGCGATTGGTTTGTCGTGTTTCCCGATGCGGCGGGCGGATTGAGCACGCTTTGGACCTTCCCCGCGTACGTTACAGCGTTCAGCCTTACGGCGAAGACCGGCAATGCTTTCGAGGCGAGCATCGAGCTGACCAACAGCGACGCACCGAGCTTGGAGTAATTATGAATGAGCTTAACGGAACAGGGATCGACTATCCAACGCTCGAACTTGGCGGCACGAAATACACCCTGAAAGTGACCCGCGGCGCGATGGTGTTTCGTCTCAGCGATGCAGGGATCAACCTGTCTGAACTGAGCAACGGCCCACGAGTTGTCAGCACGCTTATCAAGGTGCTTCATGCGGCGATCCTGGATCAGTACTCTGGGACGCCGGAACAACTCTGCGAATTGGTGCTGTCCGAGGACAAGATGAAGGAAGCGGGCGAAGCCGTACGCGCTGCGCTGGGAAAAGTTTTCCCGACGACTCAGATTCCAGCGGCGGCGGCGGCGGGCGAAACGAAGCCGCTACCAAACTAGAGAGAGAGGAGGCGTGGTTGAAGTCCTGGGCTTACGCCACGTCACCGGCGCCGTACGGGCTCGGAATGAGCACGCCTGAAAGCTGGGGCTATACTCCTCGCGAATTTTCCGCGCGTGAAAAGATCCACCGAGCCTATATGATCGGCCAACGTTCGCTATGGGCGAAGCAGTTGGAAGTAACGTCCAACGCTCCGCATTACCACAGATCCGACCAGACGCCGTACTTCGCGGAAGACTTTTATGACACAGAAGCGGCGGCGAAGATGCGCGACGCACATTCTCAGCAGATCGCAAAGAATAAAGCCTCGGAGTTCGCGGCCAAGGTGGAGCAAGCGCGTTTAAGCGCGGCTATCGCAAAGGGCGGCGATGAGTTGGACGATTTACCGGATTGTGCAAAAGGTCTATACAAAGTGAGCTTGATGATTGGCAGATGAGC